TAAGACCAGCACCTGCAGTTACATCTTCGACATAGTTGCCAGTGGTGTCAGTGCCAAGAGCAACAGAATTAGCAACGATAGTTGCATCTAAAGTTACATTACCTAAATCAGTAACAGTTACGTTACCAGATAGGTCACCTCCAAGAGTGATGGTGAAATCAGCAACATCAAAATCTAGTTTGCCGTTGGTGTCATCATAAACTACTGCAATACCAGCTTCACTGTTAGCACTTACCATAGCACCAACAATGTCTTCAACTCTTTCAGTATTGAGAGTGACATCACCAGAAGTTACAGTAAAATCAGTTGCATCGAAAGAAGCAACACCCTTATTTGAATCAGTTGCGTCTTCCGCAGAAATTGTAATCTGATTGTTTGATACAGAAGTGTCAATACCTTCACCACCAGTAAAGGTTAGTGTTTCGCCAGTATTGAATGTATCACTAGTGCCTGAATCTGCAGCAAGAGTAAAACTAGATGCAGCAGGTGCGGAGAATGATAGATTACCACTACCATCAGTAACGAGGACATTACCAGACCCACCATCTGCAGCAGGTAGTGCAAATGAAATGTCTGATGCTACATCAGGTGCTACCAAACTTACGCTACCACCACCACTACCATCAGTGCGTGAATAGAGTTTTACTGCATGACCAGTTGTTGCTGTCTCTTTAACCCAATAACGGGCAGAGCCTAAAAACTTATTATTGCCAGATGTGCCATCAAGACCAAGATATAGATTATATTCATCATTAACAAAAGCGGGCTCACCTGCGGCGAGAGCGGGCAGGTTAGCCTGAGCGCCTCTCTTAAACTTAATTTGTGGTGCCGCCATTTACTTTTCCTACAGAGTACAGAATTCTAGTATTATTTATAGTTTAGAAAGTCCCCGCATCGAGATGAATTTCATCTTCAACCTCATCAAGAATCTCATCAACAAAGTCTTGGGGCAATCCAGGTTGAGTAGTGCCATCAGCAGCTGCTACAGACAATACAGTATCAGGATTAACAAAGGCATACTTCTGGATAGAAGCGTCCCATACCATAACATATTTGTCTGTTGTTGTTCCTGCTTTGTCAAGAGCAGAGGTATCGACATTACCTAAATCTTCTACAGTTTGTGCCACGAGTTGCGTTGTTTCGATGGTGAAATTTGAATCTACTTGATTATTCAGTGCTGAGTCTAGAGTCACACTAGTCTCATTGTCATAAGACATGACGACTTGATATTCCTCTGCCATCAGGTAACTCCAGGTGTAACAGTAACTTGTCCTTCAACCACTCTACGTTTTGCACCACCAATAGAGTTAGTGATAACAATGTCGTAAACATAACGACCTTCTTTCAACATACTTGTATTGAAAGAATCCAAGGTCAGTTTCAACTTTCCTGCAGTCCTGTCTAGGAATACAACAGCAAAGTTTGTTGACGTAGATGATGTATAGTTTTTCTTGATTTTGGCTTCTGCTGAAAAAGTGGTCAAATCTAAAGCAACATTGTTTGCACCAGAGATGGTGAAGGTTGCTTCAAAATCTGCCCTCTGCTCAACAATCAAATTAATTGGTATAGCTGCCATTGGATACAAGAAAACCCTTCTTATGTATTTATAAGAAGGGTCTTGTGATTATTCTGTTACTACTTCAATTCCTTCTGGTGGAGGAGGAATCTCTCCATCTGCAGCTGCTGGAGGTGGTGGCAATTCTCCTGGGTCAACACTAATATCAGATGTCGGACTCTCCATGACAGGTTCTTCTTTAATAAGCATCTGAATAGTTTCTAAACCACCCTCTAATTTTAATTTATATTCTTTTGCTTTACGCAATTCATCTTGAATTTGCTCAATTTTTTCATCAATCTCTTTTAACTGATTGGTAAAATTATCTTTCAACTCAAATTTATTCATTTTAGTCAATCATTGACGACATAATATTTATTATAGCACAGGTGTCAACTCAATACATAGTTTTTCTGTATTGTCAATCTATTCAAATAATCATTCTGGTTTGTTGCTGGTTGATAAACTAATCTTACCTGCCCACTTACAATTTCTGCTGTAAAACTACCTAGAGACCTATCATTGAAAATTGAAGCATATTCTGTCAAATAAACATCTGTGCCATCATGCAATACCAAAATCTTAGTTGAATGGAAATATGGATTCTGACTATTCTTCATTTGAATGAGATATTCAACGGTATTGATATCACTAGCAACACCAAATTCATCAACAATAAGACTATTGGCGCTAGTAGAATCTACAACTTCTAGATTGTCACCAATTTTTACAATCTTGATAATACCAAAATTCGCTGCATCTCCACCAGATTGATAGTATAAGAATTGTGGACTATCTTGAGGGACTGTAAATCTTACTAGGTCTCCAACATTGCCACTACCATTTCCCACAACACCATCAGAATATAAATTTGCTCCAATAGCTCCTGGTGAAGAAACAATATAGAATGGATGTCCAGTAACATTATCCAAACGGAAGACATATTCTTTGCCAGCAACTAATTGTAAATCTGGAGTAGTGCCGTATGACTTACTAACATTTTCATCAAAAACTTGATATCTATTAGCAGAGATAGATATCTGAAATGTAGGTACTCCAGCTACGCCGACACCAATTTCAATTTCTTGGGGATTAGATGCTAATGTGCCATTATTACCAAGTAATGTTTTGGGTGCGATGTTTTGCATCTTACCCAATGTAATAGATTTATCACGAATGTCTACTACATTTTGAGTATCAATGGTAAATCTATCATACAAGAAACTAGCAACACCAAGGTTACTAGACCCACTATTCTGACCTGTTGTATATCCAGCAGCATTGACATCTAATTCAACAAATCCACTTTCATTCAATTCACCAGCAGTTACCAAACCACCAGAAATATAACTACCAGGACTACCTACTCTATCATAAGTAAATTCTGTTGTGCTAGTTACAGTAACTTCATATACACCGTTGAATGTATCAGGAATTACTTGCTCAACTTCTACATAATCGCCAGTAGTCAATAAATGTGCCGAAGCAGTAGTTAACGTGGCAGTATCAGAAGTCCAGGTAATGCCAGAAACAGTTAATGGTGTACCAGTTTTCTTGAGTGTTTCTGCTGTGCCAACAACAGTAATAGCAGAGTTTGATGGAGGTAAAATACCTTTAACAACTGGTGTGAATTTATTCAGACCATTTAAGTAGGTATCATCATTTGCAACACCAGTGCCTAATCTAGATGGTGAAATGAGACCAGAAACAATAGCAGCAGCATCCAACTGGTTGAGAGCAATCAACTCCCAGTTATTTGCATCTGTGCCAGGTAATGCAGTTAGAATCCAAGTTTGGAGAAGTGTTAGTGGGTCGCCATCTGCTTCATTTTTCTGGATGACAATATCACCTGCCTTTAGTGGGTCTCCAAGGAAACTTAAAGTAGCACCAGATGTTAAAGCTGGAATTGCCTGGTCAACCTCAATGGTTTTGTTAACGACATCAATACCATTCTGGACAATTCTTGTGTTTGTTGGAATGTTAGTGCCAACAACAACTAAACCATCAGATAAGTCTGTTAAATCTGCCTCGTCTAATGTAATGAGATATGGTGCTGTGGTTGTATTACTATCAACTGTTTTAGTTGCAACAGGAATATAATCTTGTAATCTTTCTGCTTCTGTTTCTACAGTGTATACAACGAAAGTCGATGTCTGTGGAATCTGTGAAGAATCAATCTTACCAGTAGCATCTAACTGGACAACTAGACCAGGAATACTAGACGTGCCTTTATTGAGACCAACAAAGTTTCCTAATACAGAAGATTTGTTGATGTAATCTCTAACTGCTTTTTGTGTAGGTAATACAGTATCAGATCTACCTACTGCTCCACCTAACTCATTATCTGGAGAGAATTCAAAAATTGGGACACCAGGAGACCCTTTAAGTTGTAGAGAATCTAAGACACCAAGTGCAACAGACCCATTAAATGTAACCTTACCACTTCTGAGGTTTACATTGAAGAAAGGACCAACACTAAAGTTACCACTTTGGTCTGTGGCACTGACATAAGTCTTACCAGAATTTACCTCAACATTTTGCTTAGCTGCATCAGTAATACCACCATTCTGTGGGAATGCAGTGTAGTTAATGCCAGTGCCAACATATTCAAAGGTATGTGAAGAGCTGTTTACCGTAGATGGTGCAAACAACTGAGCAGATGCATTGTTGCCAATAGAATTAACTTGTGCATCCGTAAGTGGGAAGTTAGTAGTAAACTCTGTAAAATTGCCAGCATCATATGATAAAACTTCACCAACTACTTGCTCATTGCCTGTTGGGTCTAAACCCAGACCAGGAATCTTGAGGACGTAATTTGGAATAGGTGGTGCCTGATAACCAGTTACATTAATCTTGGTGAAAACAGATCCTGATGCAATTTCAATTTCACCAGTAGTGCCACCATCAACAAAAGTTGCTGCGTCATATGCAACTTGCTCGACAATAGAAATTTTATTATTTTGGAAATCAACAGTGTCGATTACTTTACCAGTGCCATTGATGTCTGGTGTTGAAATATGATTAGAAATGGTAACAGTTTGACCTCTCTCAAACTTACCAATATCAACAATAGAAACTTCAATGGTTGCTCTAGTTGCGGTACCACCTGTTTCTGATGAGAATACAGTGCCAACAATATCACTAGGGGCAGTATTAATATCTGTTTTGGTAATATTCTGGACACTAGATACTTGACCGCCAGCAAAAATAGGTAGAACATTCTCAGAGAAACCTACTGCCTTGAGACCTTCAAAACCAAAGTTGGTAGCAGAGTTAGTAATAGATGCATAACCACCAGATTCTGCAAGAACGCCAACGGATTCAAAAACTTGGAAAATGGAAACTAACTGAGCATAAGCATCATTCTTTAAGTGGAAACCAATTGACCCAAATACGATTTGAGTGAATGCATCCACAACCATAGACTCAAGAGGGCTATTGCTGTTGAGCTGGTCACCATCAGCAAGGAGGCCACCACCTCTGGTTTTGGTCGTATCATATTCTCCTAAATTACTATCATATACTGCTCTACCTAATTTAGAGATACATGAGCAGTTTTGTGTGTATGGTGATAAGAAAATTCTCTCTTTGGGTGGAATCACATACCAAATGTCTAAAGTATGTGATACACCAGATGGTGTTGGATTTACTAAAGTTAATTGACCATTATTGTCTACTGAAGCAATTTCATACTCTACACCACCAACTTTAATTTTCCAACCAGCAGACAATTCTTCTGTGAAAACAGTAGATGCATCTCCAGAAACAACAGCATTATTTGCAGTTAAAGTTACTCTACCTTTTCCTTGGTAACCATTTTGGTCTGGATATGCAACTGCATATCTCCATGTAAAACCACTTTGTGAAACAAATGCACCAGTAATGTGCTTGTCATCTGTTGTTGGCTCACCTGTAATAGGATTGTTGACACCTCTTGTTACAGTAAAAGTATTAGTAGTAGTGTCAAAATCCAAGACCTGCATCCATTCTTGGTCAACAAGGATGAATCCAGGACCCACATGATACTGTGGGACATCACCACCCTGCATGATGGAGGTGATAATTGATTCCGCTGTACTAATGAATGCTTGTGCTCTAGCACAAGCGGGATAACCTGAAGTATCTTGAATAATTGCTGGATACGTCCATCCTGGGTCTGAAGATGGATTATTCAGAAGCTCTTGCTGAGCATGATATGACAATCTTTCGATTGCAAAAATTTGCTCGATTTCTTCCTGGTCAATCTCAGAAATTAATTCTCCACCATAAATTGTTTTCTGAGTAATAACTGCGTCTTGGGCAGCAGAAACAAATGTATGTGCTGATGTATCAGAAGAAATACCAGCATTTACAGTAACAGTAGTTGCATCAGAAGCAGTAATCTCCATGAATACATTGTAGTTTCCATCGCCAGAACGAGGATACGCATGTTGAGACTGGTTGTTGTCAGTAGCACATGTAAATACTAAACTTCCTGGTGCAAATTTAATATAATCACCATTAGTCAAACCATGATTAGGAATAGTTAATACTGCTACTCCAGTTGCTGGATCGTATGTCGCATTTGTTGGGGTATAAAATCTCGTAGCACTTGGAGTCCTATAAGAAAGACCAGCTTGAATAGACTTGACATTACCACCTGCTCTGAGGTCAGCAATGATAGCATCAGCAATTAGACCTAGGTCTCTTTCGCAAGTTGTTTGGTCATAATCTGGATTGTTTACTATTGCTGGGAATTGCGTCAACATATCTGCAATAGCAGATGCAATCAAATCAGTTTTCTTAAACTCAACTTGGTTTGCAGCGTCACCAAAAACGACATCATTTCTAGTAAGAGTGTGTCCAGGAAGTACTCTGAATACTTGGTCTCCAGGACTGAGGACACGATTATCTGCTTGCTCAGTCTCAAGATAACCTAGACCACCGCTGAAGTTATCCTCGAATACCATGTAGTTAACATAGCATCCAGATGTAATCCAGAATAAGTCTCTACCCTCATTCTGGGGGATTACAATAGTTTCTCTTAAGTTATCACCAACAATGGATGTGCCATTGGGAAGATAAATTGGGTTGTCCTCGACATATTTGCCAGTAGCAACACGGATAGTAGTGTTACCATCTGTAGCTGCAGCTGCTTTTGCTGCTGCTTTGATTGTTTGGAATGCTTTTGATGGACTTGCGCCAGTATTACTGTCGCTACCATTGGGTTTTACATATAAGACATTCTGATAATCTGCTTCACCTAGAGGTGTTGGTGTGCCCCAACCAGATGATGTCTTAGGACCATATAGCTCTTTCTTAGCACTATCAAAGTAATAATCGTTTACTTTACCTAATGTACTAAGAGGTGCTACTACACCAGAAAGAATTTGCTCCGAGAAAGAAATAGTGTCTGCTGGCCAAGCACCATTTTCTTTAGGACCATAAAGGTCATTAGTAGAAGTGTCTAACCAGAAATCTCCATTAGCACCATCTCCTGCTGTAGGTGCTGCAGGACCATTTAGGAATTCACCACCATCCGCAGACCCAGCTTGCAGCGAATTAATCGCAGCAACAACACTGGGTAAACCACTAGCAAGTTGAGTGATATCACCTAATTCATTTGCAATTTCGTTAATCTCCTGACGCTGTTGGTCGAAGGTATAACTTAGGGGGATTCTTTCTGACATTACTTACCAGCTATTTCTCGTAGAAGATGTTTAATTTCGGACAATTCGCTTTTCAAAGTTTCTACATCTGACTGAAGATTTTTGATAATCCCTGAGGCAGATGTAGACCTCTTACTATTTTCAAATAAACTTTTATCTGTATTTATTATGGCACCAGTAGTATTATCACGGTAGAGGTTATCATGCCCCTCTACCCTAGAAAATTTATTCATCAGTATGCCGCTACAATTCTAGCGTCTTGAATCTTAGGAGTGTAACAGGGGTTGGATGCCTTCATAACAATCTTCACGGCAAGGGAAGAGAATTCACTCAAATCAGAAACACTATATTTGTGCTCTTTATATGAAGACTGCGATTCAAACAATCCTGAAATAGCTGCTTCATTTGAGGGAATGACTTCGATATCAGGACGACCAGTCTCATTGAATGCAACCCATTCAATATCATCAAAGACTAGTTGAGAGTTTACAGGTTTTACCTTATAGTAAACTTCAACATCATCTTGTGCTGCCATGTTTGCCGTCAATCTAACTTCAATTGTTGTTGCTGGATTTGCAAGTGTTACTTCTTTGGTAACATACTTGGAAAGTGATGTGCTATTCTTAGATGTGGTGTCTGGTGTAAATCCAACACCCTCACTATATTCAAATGATGCAACTTCAATAAATCCTGCAACAGATTCATTTGTATCAGTTTGATTTTCTGGCTCAATTTTTTGGTGCCAAAGATTATCACCCACTCTAATAATATCACTAACTTGATTAGCACCACCATTTGAAGAATTTCTAGCAAAATCGCCAGTGTTGTAAGAATTATAGTCACCATTAATAGGTGCTTTTTCTTCTAGGATAGTAAGAGTTTCAGTTTTTTCATCCCAAGAAATAATCTTTCCGTAAATTTTTGTGCCGAATCTATCTGATAAGTTTTCTTGATATACTTCAACTTGAGTATTTGGAGTAAACTCACTTACAAATCTTGTAACTCCATCAGGGGAAACTGCCACTCCAGTATATGCTTGGACACCAAATGTCAAAGTCTCACCTGCTTGATATACGCTATTATTCGTAACTTTTACATACACCGTAGAGCCTACTACTTTAACAATATCACCGCGACACTTAGATGTATCACCTGTAACACTCTGGTCTGTGGTTGGAATAATAGGATCTCCAGCTTGGTCAACAGGCAGGTTAGTTACAGTAAACTTATAAACTGGATAGAAAGATAGTAACTTGTATCTTCTTCCGAATCTTACTTCGTTACCTTTTGGTTTATCAATTTGTGTAGAAATACACTTAACAGAAGAAGACCTTAAATCAATTACTGGTGACAAATTATCTTTAGTTGTGCTAAACGTAAACTTGTAGCATAGAGATTCGTCAATATTATTCTTGACCTCATTAAACGAAGATGCGATAACTTTCTGATTATCAAAGAAATGCTCTTCATTCAAGAAAGTGGTTTCATAGTCAGAAACTTGATATGACGTATAATTTTCTCCAGGAGAATCTTGAGGAATAATATTTGTAGTCTTTACACTTACATTGAATGGAGTATCACTAAAAGAAAGATATCCAATCTCTGGATATAATTTTTCATATTTTCTATTATATGATGCCAAGACTTTACCACCGCCGCCAAAGGTGCTAGAGCCAGCACCAAGTATCGATGTAATATTGTAAGAATTTAATCCAGAGTTAGAAACTTGGAATAGAGTATTGTTAATTGCCTCTGCTTCAATTCCTCCAACATCAGTTGATTGCTTGAAAGTAACATATGATTTTCCAGAATCTTCAAATCCACTATCTTTGTGAGAAACTCTAATAATTCTATTGTTATTTTTAAACAGAGTAGAATCTGCACTGTCATTGGATGAAGAATCTGTCTGGATTGGATTGAAGTCTAGTAACTCATATCCTAAATCTTCGTTGGTTAGGACGATATTTGCTGGTGTGTCAGTAACAAACACTGCTCTCTTCATTACAAATTTAATATCTTGATTCAAATCTTCTGTCCACGCATCTACATTTTGAGATCTATACACAGAACCTAGTAGAGGTTGCTGAGTAATTACTTGAGATGTTGAGATGTCAGTTTCACCCAACTTAGAAGACCATACTCTATAATCGGTTGAATCTGTCTCAATACCTAACGTATAATCTGTATTATTTTGTAGATAAATTGGATTCTCGAAAGTGAATCGAGTTGGAGAAACAGAGTCTAAAGTTTGACCATCTTGTGGGTCAACAGAAACTCCCATTCTAACTGCAGGTGTATCAATTTCCAAAACAGGATTGATGACTGCTTCTCTACTAATAGATCCGTTAGGTCTTAAGATAATAGATGGTGCATCAGTATAACCAGACCCCTCAAGGAGAATTGATGTGTTGTATACTTCACCATTAGAAATAGATATGTTTGCGGTTGCTACACTTCCTCCAGGAAGTTGAGGACTTTGAATAATTAAAGTAGCAGAATCATATCCTTCACCATAATCAGAAATATTCAAATCAACAATACGACCAGAATCTTTTGCAATAGTTACAGATAAATTTGTATTATTGAGAGTATTATAAGTTTGTAGAGATGGAATAGATAATCCTTCATTTGGTTGGAATGGACTACCATCAATACTGGTATAATTTGAAATTACTAAAGTATAAACTTGGTCATTGTTTAAAGTGACCTTATTTTGTAAAGTTGGTAATAATTTATTTTTATTCTGGTCAAAGACTTCTTTAACAGTCCCCTTTACTCCAGAAACAGACCCAGCAATAATTTCACCAATTTCCATTTCCAGAGTGCCACTTACATAAATCTGCAAGAAAGTATCTGAAGATTTAATCACTTCGCTACCTGGGACAACATATGTGCCAGGTTTGCCAGCATTGGTGTCTGTCAAATATATTTTTACTGGTAGAGAAGCACTCTTCTCTGCAAAGAATAAATCAACACTGGTAACAAAACAACCACCATCCATATTTTCAACACGGAATGTCTGTGATAGTGGACTTGGTTTTGCTTGAGTTGATGCATTATCAATAAACTGCACACCTTCAGCACCTTTCAAAAATGCTGGAATTGTTGAAATGATAGATGCGGGTTGATTTGGATAATTGCCAGTAGCAAAATATTTACATTCTGCAAAACTATCGACACTATCGTCATTTGCGTCTTCTTCACTAGAAGTAAATCTGATGGTTTTGATTCCTGTTGAGAAATTCAATTGCTCAGCATCGTCCGATGTCTCGTAGCTAACGGAATTGATATCTCCAGTCCAAGAAGAATTTTGTAGAGGAGCAGATCCTGCAGGGAAAATTAATAGACCACTAGCATCGCCATTGTCGTCAGATTTAATAGAAGACCCATCAATGTTAGCTCCAAATGGTCCAAGAGAATTGCCTGGGATGCCAGTATACTTAACGTCCTGACAAACGTATCTAGATACATTTCTACCGTCAATGAAAGCATAGAATTTAGTATTTGGTTTTAACCTACGAAGATTAAATTTAATTGCTCTAGACCTAACAAAAAGTTGTAAAGAAGAAGCGACTGTTTTCTTGCCTGATGAATTGGTTGTAATTCCTTTACCAATTTCATTATTCTGTGGACTGATGTTAGAAGACGTAGAAACCTTCGCAGCAACGACATTTGCTTCTGTATTTGTCGTAATGTCATTCAAAGAACTAATATTAAAGAATGCTCTATCTGTGCCAATCCAGTTAGTGATGTAGAAATTATTGAGACTTGCATAACCTTCTCTAGCATCTGTCTTATTGACAAACACGGAGAATACCTTGGTGTCATTATTCAGAATGTTTGGTGTTTGAGTGTCATCATACCAATGGTCGATAGATGGTGAAATAGAAGCATCACCGACATATTGGACAACTACAAATGGATTTGGATTAATCTTGCCATTTGCTGTTGCAAACTTATTGGAAACAAAATCCTGAGTTGCATATGGAAGAGTCAATACTTCACCAGTCTTTTGATAACCAGCAACAGACCTTTCTTGATTTGTCGTAGTTGTCTCTTCTAGAGCATATGAATTTTCGACAGTTGGAGAAGTCAAAACAGACTGTTGGGTGTCAATAGAGCACTTGTAGTCAAATGATTTCAAGTTACCAATCGCATGATTCTCAAAATTGTCTACAATGATACCAGACTTAAATCTATCAAGTCCTACACTGTCTTTAATTTGAGTATTGAATGTTTGTTGCTCAAGAATACTTAGGGTAGTGTAATATTCTAAACGCTCGACACGTTTTTCCAACTTGCCAATATCACGCATCGTATAACGACGATTATCAATCGGAGTCACACGAATGTCTTTGACATTTTCAGTGAAAGCTGGTAAAAATAGATAATATAGAGCAATAGCGTCGTCAGGAGATTCTGGTTTAGATGGGTTTAGTGATGAATTCCCTTTTTTGACAATAAAGTCTCCTTTCTTATTGAGGAAGACACCATCAATTCTATCTAGATATTGCTTGCTGTTGAATCCAAAAGTAAATTCTAGATTCTCGTCATGAGCAGGTGTTGCAGAAGGAATACCACCAGACCCATTAAATGAGATAGTATTGTTACTTGCTAATAACGCCTTGTCTTGGAATCCAGAAATAATTGAGTTAACATCGACCTTAGGTCTGAAGTCAACTAAGTCGGCAAGATAAACTCTACCTAAAGAAGGTGAATTAAAGTATGGAATATCTGTTGTTGGGACACCAGTGAGAAGATATGAATCGACAGTGCAGAAATCACCAGCAGAATGCTCAAAGTAATTGAATACAATAACTACTTGACCAGATGGAGCATCAAATCCAGGTTTCAATACCAATCTAGAAACATCATAGAATGTATCTCTTTGACCATCGTCAAATGTAAATCTGTCAGTTACATCATAACCTTCAATTACATTGTTTTGGTCATCTAGAGTAGGTGGATTGGATACAGACCCCTCGAAGACTTTAATATCGGTGCCATAGGTGCCAAATACATCTGCATATGAAACAACATCTGCTGTCTTGGCATCATAGTCATACCCACGGAAAGGAATGACTTTATCGCCAGATGATACGACAACGATTCTTTTATTTCTAATGGCAGTTTTGGTTTTTGGTGATGCCTTAGTAACTTCAATGGTTGCAGTTAGTTTTAATACAACATTTGATGCTGAAGAAGCATCATTCCTGAATGTCAAATTATCTAAAGTGATAGAAACACCACCAGAAGATAATGCAGATACTTGGTCTCCAGTGATATACATGATATCACCATTCTCTAGACCAGTGTCTGCATTTCCTTTATCTAAAACTGTGAGCAAGAAGTTGCTTTCTCTAAAATCAATAAACTGCTGTGTGCCAAACTTTAATTGTGCAGAGAAAGTGATTTGACCACCAGATGTAGAAGATGTAGTAATGAAATCTCTACGAATATAATATTTAATCTTGGTATCATCGCTATCTTCAATTAGACTACTAGCAGATTTAAATCCTAGTGGGAATAGTAAAGAAGCGTTTTCTGGATTTGTAATTTTATTTCTTTTTCTTACAAGAGTTGCATTAACAACATCCTCTCGAAGAGCAGTATCTAAATGAATTTGACCTCTCACCAATCCACTTGGAGGAGTAATTCTCTCTACAATATTTCTTCGTAATGTATCTGTAGAATCGATAAACTCGACAATATCACCAGGAAGTAAATCTACAGTAGGATTACCAGAGAATGCTAAGCAAGTAAGAATTTTTTTGCCAGCAGATCCTTCAAAAGATGATGTGGTTACATCTTTGCTGGATGAGTAAGAATTCTCAAAAGTTTCTACGTCCGCACTGAATTTATTAATTTCACCATCACCAAATTCAGAGAATACAGATTTTACATTTTCGTTTGTATATGTAAAGACAGTATTTCTATACAAAACAGCTCTAACCACTGCTGATGTTGGTGTAACACTAGTGTCATGCCTAACAATTACATTTGGAGTAGAAACATATTCTTCATTTAGTGCTTTTCTGTCAATAATATCAACTCTGATTACTTTTCCACCTTCAATAACTGGTTTTGCGACAGAGACATCAATATTTTTTCCATCAACACTCAGGGGTTTTGTCGCAATGTCTGATGTTGCTTGGGAATATTGAGACCCTCTCTTAGTAACAACAAAATGAGAAATGGTATTTTCTTTAGCAATTCTTAAAACATTGCCAGATTCGTCAATAATAGTTTCTCCAGGTATGAATGTGCCATATACCATCTTGACATGTAAAGTGGTATAAGACGAATATGAAGAATCAGCAGCACCTTCTACTACAGCATATGCTTGACTGGTTTGACCAGTGATATATCTACCTGCTGTAAATCCTGCAGTTACTGGGGAATCTAAAGTTAATTTTGTAAAGAAAACTGGATTGAAATATTCAAGTTTAAAGATAGAATTGTATACTGCATCGCCCGCAGCATTTCTACCTTTGGAAAGAATTTTATCAGTTTGCTCATTAAATCCAGCCCCTCTGGAAAGCATTGAAATATTTTTTGGTTTGCAAATGCCAATTGTTGGAGAGATTAATTCGCTATAGTCAACAATTTCACCATATGGGAAAATTTTATTTCCTTGTGAAATTGGCACAGTAAGAATGATATTGCCAGAAGCTGCTTGTCCTGGATTTGTTGGAATTACATATTCAAAATATTTTGAAGATAATCCATTTGCTAATACGGTAGCGCCAGTTTCGTTGTAATCTGATGGAATAGCACCCGCAACAGTGATAGTATTGCCAGCGGTCAAACCGTGGTCAGTAACGGTAGTTACTTTTGCAATATATTCATTTACACCAGCATTAACTCGCACCTCATAATCCATGCTAGCCACTTGGACTTGAGTGCCACTTTGTTGGAAATAATAGTTTTGTGCTCGGAAAGCGCCATCATCCGTAGCATTTCCTGATGTCCTTGTAAACAGTTGTCTCCTTTTTACATCAGCTCCAGAAGAATTTCCTAGTGCTAGAGGAATAAAATCTAAATTGTCATATTCAATAAATTTCGATTCTAATTCTCTCTTAATACCCAATACTGTCAATTCTAGATAAATTTCACCACCAATATCATCTGGTCTGGTTAGTTGAGAGAATCCAATAACTTCCACATAATCAACAGCTGTGCCAGCTACAGTTTGCGCTAGGTCTGATACATACCACAATTTAGTGCCTAGAATGCCACTATAATCCGCTGCAGGAGACTTTGCCTTGAGGTAGATAGTCTTTACCCCATAATCATGAATTAAATTAGTTTTATTGGGAGACTTGAGAGCTTGTCCTCTTCTACCTAAAGTTTTTCTAGTGCCAGAATCGCCATTATATCCAAGATATCCGTCATTAAACAATCTAGACATATAGACTGTTGGATATGATGACAGTTGATTGCCTTCCGAATTTAAAGGGACTGTGCCATAAATGTTGGTTACATTGAAATATGGCGTGCCATATGTTTTAATTTTGTTATTTTCTTTAACTAAAACATCTCTAGCTTTGTCAATTTCTAAAAATTTAGTTTCTTTATTAACTAACTCATAACCTCTGACATATGCTTTACCAGACCCAACACCAGCTACTAATTTTGCTTCCGAAACTTCTTGAGAATAAGATTTGGGACCAACAGTGCCATCAACTCTACTTGGATATAAACCTTGATTTCCCTTTCTCTGCCAGTATTCTCTTAATTCGATTGGGAAGTTATCTACAACATAATCACCAGACTCGTCATAAGTCCTTCTAGCTAGAGTTTCCTCTAAAATATTGTATTCTTTTTTATTAACTTTCTTCTGAATTACACCAAGTCTTAGAGTGAGTAACTCAATGAAGTTATCACCTGTATCAGCATCTAACTCAAGTGCTTTTAGATTTAAATTAATTTGTAATCTATGCGCTCCAGGAGCAGCATAGTTTGATGACCCTCTAGCGTTGTCATAGAGAGTAATGTCTTTTTCTGGAGTGATTAACTCTTCTTCGATTTCAAAACCAACCTTTGCAGATGGTTGAGAATAATACTTATCAACAACTAGTAGACTTTCTGCACACTGCACAAAGAAACCATTGACAAAGTAAATACCTGTTTCTACCTTAACAGCAGAAGCATATCCCATTGCAGGACTATCAATTAGTGTTGCTTCTAGAGTATCTGGATTTACACTAGTAACAGATGATGGCAATGAGCTACCATCTGTGCCAACAGTAAGAATAGGACTGTTAGCAATGTTTACTTCTAACTCTTCACCCTGTCTAAATTTCGCTTCACTATCATCACCACCACTGATATAATTGACAAAAATGGTATCAGATTCTGTCTCTGACCCATATGCTGCCTCAATTACAATTGCCTGTACACCAGAAGTTAATCCAGTGAGGGTGTAACCGATGAGGTCTTTAATGTCATACTTATTAAATACGACTTCCCCACCCACATTCTCAGCAACCTCGGAAACAGAGGCAAGTTTTACATAGTTGAGTCTGTTGTTAAACGAGACTTCACCAGGAATAACCTGTTGCCCCTGTTTGAATTGGTATTTTCCGAATTGCTCAATCTGATTCTGTAGAATCGATTGTAATGTAGTTAACTCCCTAGACTGAATAGAGTATCCTGGTCTAAAAAGGACTTTGTAAAAGTTTTTAGACGCATCAAAATCGTCATTATACTCTTTGGTATTTAAGTTGGTATTTTGTGGCATCTCTACTCAAAGTGACAGGTTTTATAACGAGAAAAAGATATCAGAATTCAATAACTAGCTTGATATCTTCGATTTGGTCGGGAGCACGGGTGATTAGTCTTCTATTCTCGACATAAACAACGTCACCAGTATTCTTTGCAAGTTCGGGGACTGCAAGACCATTGGTGAAAGTAAGACCAAGTAGGGGGAGAGTTGCACCGCCAGTAGAGTATCCAACTTCAACTGACCCAGTAATTAATGAAGTTTGACCTTCTACCAATCTTGCAGCATCAGAAACAAATGCTCTTACGACTCCTTCATCAGTATGTAGGTCAGAGCTCTGGAAGTATTTTAGTGTACCTGAAGTTGGGGTTTGACCTGCTGCCACTTCATCCCAAACCCAAGAAACAACAGTACCGTATGCTTCACCTGTTGGCACAGTTTGCTTAATAACTTCATCTGGAGAGAATGACCCAGAGACATTATCTAATTTCAATGCATAAACTGCACTAATAGTTTCTTGTGTTGCAAAATCAGTTGATGGTGCAGGAAGTTTAGGATTCTTGATAATGCCGATTCTACGGAAATCATTATCAACAGGGAAATCACCTTGTCCTTCTGCATATGTCAAACGGATGTTTGCCATAATTCTTTTTGCTAGCATCTCAGTAATAACATCTGAGCCATGACCACCTTTTGGTGGAATGATGATTTCTACATCACCAGAGGCATTTGCTGCAACTGTGAATGGTTGAGAAAGGGAAGCATCTTCAAACAAGTAACCATTCTTGAGGAGGACACTTGCGTAAGTATAACCACTGCCACTAACATTAACTCTTACACCAGCATTATTTACTAGGTATGCACTTGTGATTTGACCGTTAGAATCTGTTTCTAACTTAAGTCTACCATTAGCACCGTCGCCTTTAATTTCAGTATAAATCGTTTCACTTGCAGGCAAGTTGCTACCATTGTCTCTAACAACAACTGCAGTAATAGCACCTGCTTGAGAAGCTGCTAAAGTAGTAACAGCAGATTCTTCTACGATTGGCATAAAATCAGTGGAGAGGAATCTCAACACATCATTTGTTGGGATAGTATAGAGATATTTCCAAATATAACCATTAGTTACGTCAGGATACTCAGTAAAGATGCCAGTTGCTGAATCATATACACCTTCACCAGTAGGACCAGGATTTCTCTTGGGTTCTAGTGATGCATTAATGCCAGATGGTGCCGCAGGTGATACACCATTATAGATGCACTTAAATACCTCATAGCTGTTATTCACAACGTAGAATTGTGCATTTGCTAGAGACTCTGCAGCAGTTAAACTACCAGCACCATCAGGGTCAACTTGTGCTGCTCTTGCATAAGAGTAGTCAGGTCTCCACATGTCAAATTTAGGATTGACAGTAGGATTCCAGTTAAATCTTCTAACTACCGCTCTTACTTGGTCACTACCAATTCTCTTAAGAGCAATCATGTCATCATGAATACTCTTCTCTTCTTCTTCGTTATCTGCTGGACGAAGAGGCACTTCGTCTGTAGCATATCTGTAAATTGCTGTATATGCAGTAGCATTAGAAGTATCACCTCTAATCTGACTACCAATGCCAGGGACTGCTGCAATGTTAGGGAAAACACCAGATAGAAGAATACTATTTGGATAAACTGCCTCAACAGTTGCTCGGAATGGAGAATTTGCTACTGTAATATTGTTTCCAGTAACATATACAGTCTCACCCAGTTGGAAATTACCAACTACAGAGTATACTTCTAGATATGCATTCCACCTTTGGGGACGACCTACAAAAAAGTAGGATTTAGTTCTTTCGTCAGAAGTTGCTTCAGTGCCAGTAGCGCCTTCAGATAAAGATTCTAAAAATTGCTTAGCATTAAAGATTCTGAATTTTTCAGAAATGATGGCAGCCATAGTTTTCCCTTATTGTATTATTTCTGGTAATTCCGAGTTATTTATATTTATACCAATTAGAGCGAACTTCTCAAGTAGTCACCTGCATTATGAGTAGAGCCTTTGGTCATTACATATTCATAAATTTCTGCTGTATCATTGCCAATGACAAACATCTTATTTCCTTCTGGTTGTGCATAAACACCATGTGGATTTGTAGTTGTGCCAGCAACAACTCTAGTAGCAGTAAGTGATGCAGATGTGATATCCCATGGAGTTGTCATGGTGTATTCATAGACAGAATCATTTTGTGTGCCACTTACGAAGAATTTTGCACCATTTGGATGGAAAGTAATACCTAATGGAAGGTTATCCTCAGTATTAACACTGAATGTAATATTGTCATAAGATGCTGTAGATACATCCCATGGAGTTGATAAAGTGTATTGGAATACCGCATCTGCAGATGTGGTGCCACCACCCATAATAAACATGGTAGTGCCATTATCTCTGATATAAATCTGCATTGGAGTTTGCGAAGCACCAGTATCGACAACAAAATCATTACTACTGTATGATGCTGTGCTCAAATCCCATGGAGTTGCCAAATCATATTCAAATACACGCTTGTCACTATTTGATACCGAGCTACTTCCACCAACATACATCTTATGTCCTGTTGGACTTAGATATAAACCTTGAGGATTGAAATCTTCACTGACAATACTGAATGAATTAGTAACTGATGCAGTTGTGATATCCCATGCAGTGGATAGAGTATATTGATATACAGAATCAGTATTGGTGCCAATTATATACAGATATTCTCCATTTGGAGAGAAATAGATGTCTCTAGGTCCATTTGCAGATTCTTCGTTAGATACATCAAAGGATATCCCTACATACGATGCAGTATCTAATTCCCAAGCACCTAGATTTTTATTAACACCTCTAGTGACTTCAGTAAATCTATCAGACGCCTTAGATGCATAATGCACCACTTCATCGCCAATCAATAATTTACCAGAGCTTGGGAATCTACTAGTGTCTTGGATGTAAATAGTAGAATCGGTTTCATTCATCGGAATCTGCAGCAATGCACCATGCTCATTGATTGTTGGCCAGGTTAATTTCCAATTAGCACCATTTGCACCAAGAGAGGACTCACTTCTATTAGCAAAATCACCTATCGTGATGGTGGGGTAGTAAACTAACATTTCTTGGAGAGTATTTTGACCACTAATTGGCAATCCATTATATGTTGCAACACCCAAATCTTGACTAAACTTGATATTCTCATATACAGAGAATCTATTACCCAATTGTGCGAATTCATACTTATCTTCATCAACACTACTGCTGAATACGTCGCAAGCACCGAATTCAACTTCGACAGTAACAAGTTTCGTGATTTGGTCAATGCTACTGACATCAAAATCAGTTGTGATTCTAGAAGTCCTCTGGAATTCAACCACAGAAGACATGCTGAGGACATTGACAGATGCATCTAATATCGTAACAATTTCTCTTTCAGATTGAGTAATTGAAACTTCAACCGATGGAGGAGTTAATATAATAGTCGGCTCAACTTCAATTTTTTGATATTTGACATCAATAACTGTATTGATATCTGGGACCAACTTAGACCCAATATCCAACAAGAACCAAGAAGTTAAATTAAAATTGGACTTGATAATTGGTTTTAGAATCAAATCTGTCCTAGATTCAATTACCTTATCTGGAGTCCTGAAGATATTATATCCTCTAGTAATGAAAACTTTTGGTGGAGCAGAATATTCACTACCAGCACTAGTCAATACAACATCAATAATTTCACCACGATTCATGACAACAAATCCTGATGCACCACCACCAGTTACAGGACCAGTGATGTTTCCATATTCGTCTCTTGGAGGTTGTGGCACAAACACTAATTTAGGTGTTTCTGTGTAACCAAATGCGTTTGGCTGAATGTTTATATTTTCTTTAATTAACTCTGCAGAATCTTTATTTGTAATATTAAGTCTTTGACCAGATCTTAGTAAAACAGTAGTCTGAGATGCTAAAGAAACCAATCCTGCTCTAGTAGAAATAATTTTTGGAATTAATACACCAACGTCATCTCTAGATACAAACTCTTTATAGTTGCGTTGATTCCAACTGATAGCTTTAACTTTGCCATCAGATATCTCGGCTAATACACTAAGACCAATGCCAGCAATCTGACCATTGTAATCAGTGACTCCAACTTGTGCCCAGTGATTATCCTTAATTAAGTCTTCTTTTCTATGACCAAGTTTTTTAAGAATTTCTGGGATGAGAAGGACTTCACGGTATTCATCCTCACCATCAACTTTAATTTTATCTCCAACATTAATGTTATTCTTATAAGCAGGTGTCAATTCAGTGTTAAACATCCATCCTGCTTTAGTTTTAAACACTAACTCATTTCTTTCGTCATCTTCTTTATAATCAGTGAAAGAAATAATCTCATTTGCATCAATAGTAAATTCATTAACAGGATATTTGTAGTTGGTTAATTTCAGTGGATATGATGGGTCGATTTTGCAGTTTTGCTGTTTGAAAATAATTCTTAAAGTAGGATTGCCTTGCCCGTCAGTACTAGCAAATGAATTGAGAATTTCACCAACAGCAAACCACTCACCAAAAGAATTGCCTTGGTAAACAGTGTTATATTGAATTAATTGCTCATTACTAATAAACGCGCTAGAAATTAAATCAACAGTATTGAAGAATTTATTGTTTTCATAATTATAGAAAGTTAATTTTCTTTCTGTTTCTCTACCAAAGATGTATAAGATGTTTATAATCTGTCCTGGTCTTGGAGCTTCTGCAAATGTAATCGTAGACCCTGTAACAGAATATGCACGATTTCTAATTTGTAAAACACCCTCGATAAAGACTAAGATAGTCCTATCATTATTGACCGTGACCGTTTGATTGCCTAATACCGTCCTCATAATAAAAGGACCTTTTCTCACACCATCATACAAGTCTGTCTCTAAGTAAATTCTTTCATAACTAGAGATACTGTATGCAAAGAATCTGGTGTAATTAACATCATCAAGTCTCCTAGGAGCATCGATGAATACAATCTGATTTGGTGTTACAGTCCTATCAATATAATAAGATGAAAATGCAGGAATCAGAGGAGTCATCTTATTTTCCTGAATGACACCATCCAAGGAAACTAGTAAGTTTTCCTTAGCATCTAAAACAACATCTGTGCCATCATCATAGTATAATGGGAATCTCGTAGATACTCCATCAAACTGCTCTTGAATATTTTTAATCTTTCTAAAGTATTGATTGTTAAGAGCATCATTCTTAAACTTAACTAATCTACCAACAAATTTCTGTGCTTCGATTTGTTGATTATTTGCAACTCTAGGACCAAGTGGTGCTTTAGCGAAGGTAAGCACAGAACCAGCAACAGTGTATGCCACTCCAGGTTCTTGGACTACACCATCAATAGTGATAAAGAGATTGTTAATGTTGCCAACATTTAAAATACCACTGCCTGGTAACACCATGTTGAATGATGTTCTACCGACAATATTACCAGCTTCATCAAAGTCTCCATCGAAAGGTTGCTGCAACTCAAATTGATATGATTGCAATTCAGTAGTATCGATACCAGATACCAACACACTACCTTTACCTCGGACAACATTAGTATCCTTGACGGTAATTGTATTCTGTGTCAGTTGGATTCTGGTGCTGGTAATAGTCGCTTTATTCTTCTGTGGGTCCCACAATTCAATTTTGCTAATATTTTCTATCTTTGGTTGCCCAACAGGCATTTTTGTTGGAGCTGAAGCATCAATCGAAACTTCGCCAAACATTTTAAATCCAGCTGGGTGGACAGTCTGTTTGACGAGTTTTTTCCAAATATTAATAGGACTCTTCGATTTTACAACGTATGAATAGTCCTGATAGAAATATGAATCTGCTAATTTTTGACTATATGAAGATGGTTGTCCTCTGTTTGTGTCAAAATAACCAGCATTATCAAAATATGATTTGATATCTGGATTGAATAATGAAAAATATACATTGGTTACATCTACACTCTTATTGAGGAGATTGCCAACAACAGGAAGTCCTGCTTTAAACTCACCAACAACATTTTCTACTTTTAAGAAATTTTTCCTATAATCATATCCATCTTTTGCTAATTGACCTTCAGCAATTAAGAATCCCGCATCATATTGTTTGATAATTTCACCATTTAAGAAATTCTTTTCATCAAGATTAGTTACTTGTAAAATTTGATGAGATGTGAATAATGTAGAAATAGTATTATCATTATAATAAGCAGTGCCATTATAAGAAATCTTGATATTATTAGGAGCACCAATAGTGTTACTTCCAAAATAAACTTTTACATCACTTTCCAAAACATAAACTAGTGGTTTTTGTGTGAAAGTATAATCTTTTTCTGCGATAATCGCAATAATTTCACCATCATCACCAATTACAATATTAAATGGTAAATATACAGGATTTCCATTATCCACCAATAACACTCTTGGTTTAGAATATCCTGACCCAGAGTCTCCTATTGAAATAGATAGAATTTGGTTAGTTTTTTCGCTGTAATTCAATACAGGGTTGCATCTTTTTGTAGAGGATGGCAAAACACCAAATGTATTTGGTAATTTTTTATATTCCTTTCCTGCATTCACAATAGATACTTTGTCTATCTCACCGATAGCAAAAATTGAATTTGTGGTGTAAGAAAAACTTCCTGACCCATCATATGCAGGAATAGCATTTAAATTATATGCGAAAGAATTTGGAGAAACATAAATTACAGTTTTTTCTCCTTGTAGGGGGTCATCTACTAATGAAAGGTAGCTATCATCGGAAGTAACAACACCTGCCTTATCAAAGTAGTAGTAATTAGTAAAATCTACTTGTTTCTTTTCAGTGTAAGTATTTGTCGGAGAAGCATCACCAAAACCAAATCTTACTGAGATAAATGAAGTGTTTTCGTCTCCCGTGCCAGGAAGTAGAGATCCTTTAATTGATTCTGTAGTAATAATGTTTTTATTTCTACTGGGAGAGAATTCCAAGAAAGACCCGCCCATTGACGAATCACTAGTAATAAACTTATAACGATAAAACTTTTGTACAGGGATAATTGGGTTTGGAGTCCATGGACCTGTATTGTTATCTTTTGAAAACTCGAATTTATACGCAGAAGGAGAAACTACACTATCGATAACAACATTTTTTGCTGGAGTGCCATTATCAGTAAAAGATGAATTAAATGTGAGTTGCTCAATAGAATCTAAAGATTGGTCTAAATCATAAATTACTGTCAATTCTTGAGAAGATTCATCGTAATATTTTACTATTGGACTACCAGTGCTAGACCCTAGACTAGACCCTTCTGTGAAGGTATATGCTCCAGACAAGAAAGTAACAGTATTACCATCAAAATGATTGGTTTTGGAAGTATTATTTACTCCTCTCAATACAGTTAAATTATTATCAGATACTGAAGTAACTTTTACATTTTCTTGATTAATTTGTAAAACATCATCTACCGATACACCATTTGCATCATCAACAATCAATACACTATCATTAGCGCCGAATCCAACGTGACCAACTTCAATATAAAGATATGATTGACTTACAGATCCTGCAAGTCTATTTAAATCACTATCATCTACAACTAAAATATCACCAATCTTATATCCACTACCCTTTGATGTGATAGTAACATTTGTTACCTTATTGCCAGAAACTGTAATAGTTGCTTTTGCGTTACCAGAAGCACCTGGACCACCAACAAACGAAGATGCTGCCGATACAATAAATCCACTATCATCTCTTGTGCGTGTTTGGTCTGCGAATAACAATTCGACATCTGTATAAACATTATCAGTATAATCGTCCCCAGCATTTAATAGTTTAGTTGCACCAATACCTGTATCATTGATAGATGTGGATAGTTGAGGAGAGAATAATTTTACCGTTTGATAAATTCTTCTTCTTACATGATAATCAGTAGTAGTTACTGCGTCATCTGGAGTAATGTCAACATTAATTTTATCTCCAAACGTAACACCATGTGGAGTAGAAGTAGTAACTAGTCCAATATTATCATTCAATTCAAAAATTTCTACATTTTTACTCAATTCATCTACTTGAGAAATTCTAGCACCAATAGTGTCATCTAAGGAATCACTGCGTAAGTAGAAATCATTTGATGCTGTGAAGTCTCCATCATCTACTCTAACCTTCACAGTATTGCTAGCGATTGCTCTTTCTAGAATTAGACCTTTACCAATTACGCTGGTAGCGACAACACCAAATGAAGCTTCTGGTGTTAAACTAATTGGTGTGCCATTAGGTGTAGAAGCAATTTGGAAAGAGTTTACAGTCGAATTAATTACATAGTAAATTACGTCTTCCGTGATACCATTTTTAGTCTGTGGAAAAGCAATTCCATCACCATCTTCAAATGGATTGGATGCAACTCGTAAAGTATCAGAAGAAATTGACAACACAACAACTTCAGTGCCATTTGTCAATCTAACTACAGTATTTTCTGTGAAGAAAGATTCTGTGTCAACAATTAGATTCAAAATTCTTAAGGAGGAATCTAATTGTGCGGTTGCATTAAATGTGCCAGAAACATTTCTCAATACAAAATCATTTGATGAAAAAACATCCCCAACTACTTCACCAGAGGCATTTGTACCTCGTTGTGTGACAATAGATTTGTCGAAAAAGTATACAGGATTTTTAGAAGTAATTTTTACTGCCTTTACTTCTGTAGATTCGATAGAAGTGACAGTTTTACCTTTTAAACTAGAAATCTCACTAACTAATCCATTTCCATTAGTATTGCGATTGTCAACAAAAACTTGATTGCCTACAGAGAAATTGCTTGGAGAAGATTCGACCAAAGCAGAAGTTACAGTGCCCTCTCTAGTAGTCTCAATAATCGCAGAAGCAGAAACACCGTTATTTGGAGTAATAGAAGTTTTTAACCTTCTGGATTTACTAGAGACATTAGCTTGATTGATAGCAGAGTTATAATTAGACTCAACTGGAATGGAATAGAATCTTTCACCTAGAATATATGGGAATATTGGTGTCCCACCAGCACTTACAGTAATAAAGTAAGCATATACTCCATTTGGGTAATCTGGCGTTACACAATATCGACCATTATTCTCATCTAGGTCGCCAAAACGGTGCTGATAGTAATAATCAGCAATAAATGTCCCCAATGGATAAGTTGCTTCATCTGGACCATCAGAATCACGTCTATTTTTGATTCTCCAACTAGTAAGCATTCTGTCAATGCCAGAAGTTGGGTCTAGAGGGTTGCTATATCCATATGGACCATAAATTGGATTTCCATCATAGGCATAACCAATAATTGGTGAATGTGCATTAGCGTTAGTATCACCAAGAGAATTTCTTAGAGAAACTGGATTTCCAAGATGTGCATAACCGTTTCCAAATGATTTTGTAAAATTCTCAAACAAATAACCGTTTTCAGAATCAACATTTGTTACTTCATATCTATTTTTCTTCCAACGCTTTACAGAAGCGGTAGCTTCAGCACCTTTACCGACAGCAACGACTTCTACACTCACATTTGCTTGTGTATAGAATTTACCTTCGGCAATTTTGTCAAATCCTACTAATTTGCCTTCATTCGACACAATAGCATTATATTCCGCCAATCTACCACTATTCATGGAATCGCGGATAACAATCAGGGGAGGAGATGAGTAATATTCACCTGGGTCAACAATTGTTAGTTTAGTTACCTTATCTTTAGTAACCGTTGCCGTAACAATTGCACCGCGACCAGAAGTAATCGTAACTGCTGGGTTTGAATTGTAGTTTTTACCAGGACTTACGACTTCAATACGCTCAACAACCTCTCCAGAGAGAATTGCTTTACCAACTGCTTCTTTATCGCCATCAATTACTACAAAAGGTGCTGCTTTGTATCCACTACCCTTTTCAGTGACCTTAAAACTCTCTACACCACCGAATACAACATCGTTTGCGTCATAATCCTTATAACCATAAGCAACTACGCCATTTAAGAAGATACCAATGTCTCTAGTTGGCGTTGGATACAATTCTGTGTTTCTAATCGACTCTTTACGAATCAATTTAAGGAATTTTTGGTCGCTTGGCGTTAAATTAGTAAAAGTGCCAATACTATAAGAGGGAAGACCTGAAGAAGCAATGTAATAGTATTGCTCGTCTTCGTAAATTGCTTGTACATCAGTTAATACCTCAGTTAATCCTGCAATGTTACTCTTTGTGGAATTATTGTTAATATTCCATCTAACAGCAGATTGTGATTTGTCATAAATGACAGTATTTCTTGTCTCAAATCCTGAATCGCTAACTTGAATGACATCACCCTCTGTAGAGTAAGGATTTGTGTCCTTTAGATTCAATCCATACAAGACACCATAACAAACAAATCTTACAGTGTATTCTACACCATTTTCTTCATAACTAGCACTAAGATTAGCATAGTTATACACAGGAGTGTTGACTGGATAGTCGCCATTTCCATTTCTAGCGTCAACTACAAATTGATTAACGTTTTTATCTTTAAAAGTAAACGTCTCATTGCCAATTTGAAGCTGTCCCTTTACGTTTTTCCATCCAGTGGTAGAGAATACATCAATTCTATTCCCTGTATTGACAGATGGAAGTAATCTTTGAGTTAAAAACGTTTTTTGTGCTACAGCAAACTCACCAACAATAGTTTCTGGCGCTAGAGCAACTTCATAGATACTCTCATCATCAAAATTGCCTAAAAAGTTGACATTATCAATAGTTGCAAACGCATTACCAACGCTATCGTTGTAAACGTCTTCTTCTTGTCTCAATACCTGTCCAATTACCTTATTTGCATCTCCAGATAAGACTTTTACTCTTAAGGCAAACTTATTAATCCAGTCTGAAGTAGATGCTTTAAGTGTATTTTCCTTAGGATAGTAAATTGAAGGAATATCTTCAGCATCTTGAGCAACAATCGAGTTGAAGATAAACTTGATTGATTGGTCGGTGCCTTTTGCTCTATAAAACTGTTTGATGTTTTTGATTAGAGTCCTTTTATCAACTTCTGGTTTGAGTGACTCTTCTGGGAAGGACGCTAGATATTGCGTTTCGTAATTTTTAACAAACGCATATAAGAAAAGATTACTGATGTTATAAACAGTCGCACCACTCAAGTGGTCTTCACCATTTCCGTAATTGCCTTGAGTCCAGGTAGACTCATTATATAAATCACCGAGTTTTGTGGTACCAGAAACGTTTCTGATGCAATTTTCTAGAGTAGTATCAGTTTTAGACTCATAGAAAATGACTTCATCGTCAATTAAGACATAACCATTGGTTTCTGGGAAAGATTCTGATACTGCAATCTGAATAGTGGTGTCATTAGCAGCAATATTAGCAGTACATGTCGTAAATTCGGATAGTAGACCCTTTTCATAGGTGTCAATATCCGAATATTGTGTTAAATTCTGAATAATGTCAAGAGGTTGTCCCCTTAATTCAAGCTGCTCATAGTATTTCTGCAAGAATGCAGAAAACTTTGGATATTCAGCGGTAATAAAGTCAGGTAATTGCTTATTGACTAACGCAGAAATTCTTTTCTTAATTGCAGCCATTTAACTACTCTTGAATAATAGTGAATTTGCTCTTGGTGATGTCTACATCGAGGAACATCTCTCTAGCGGAGACGATATCATTCTGTGCGGGCATTGCACGAATCTCAATCTTGTCATCATTAAAACTACCTTTAACGATAATCAAGTCATACATTCTCAACTCCCCAGTCCCATAATCAATTTCGCCAAGGTTGGAGTTTAGGACTTGTTTGTCGCCTGTTACACTATCTAATTTATACAAGACCAACTTGCCCATTCTGTCTTCGATATAAACCGTGTCTAGAGGGTATTCTCTGACTGTAAAACCTGTGCTACGAATAGTTGGCTCGTCATCTGAGACAATTGGATTCTTAAAACAAATCTCATAATAGAATTTTGAGTTGAGAGCAGGATAGAAGTCCTTTCTCATCTCAATGCTAGTCAAATTAGACATAATCGAGTTGTCAGAGTCGTCGATTACGCCTGTAAACTTACTATAACGATATTTTCCATTGAATTTTTCAGTATCCGACAACTCAATGTAGTCTTCAATGTTTTTGATGACCAATGATTTGATTTTATCTGACTTATAAGTCGTCAAATTAGTGTCATAGTAAATATTTGAGGTCATCTCAACGTATAGAATCGACGGATCGACAATTTTCGGCGTTACCGAGGCAACACTATACTTTTTCAACTTAGTTTCAAGGTCTTTTTTGGTGTAAGACGTGAGTGCAGTCGCATATTTTGGTTTTACGACGATTTTCACAACGCCATATTCAGGAGGACTGTCCTCTTCACCACCAAATGCTGTAATATCAGCAACAGAAGGATATAAATTCCTTATAATTGCCTTATAATCTTCTGCTGTTACCGCTCTATCTTGTGTAGCGTAGTTTTTAGCAGCGTTAAACTTGATTCTGTCTAGACTCTCAGAGTTTTCACCACCTGCTGATGCCTCAACAGTTGTCAAATTCGTCAAGGTAACGGAAAGTGCATTCAAAGTCTGACTGGTTACATCGGGGTCTTCCAATACACCATTGAAAGAGAAAACCTTTGCACCATTAGTATCAGGACCAGAAGTCGTTAGGTATGAAATCTCTACATACTCACCATTCTCCAACTTCCTGCCGAAGACACCATCACCAAATTTAATCTCATAATTCTCATCCTCAATCTCAGTCAAGAAGAAGACCTTACTACCTGGGTCTACATTAAGGATGTTTTCTGCATAGTCATACAACTCAAATGCAGTTGACTGTGCAGACTCGAATACTTTTACACGAATTGATGTTGTATCAATGTTTAGATTGTTGAGAAGGAATCTCTGATTACGAAGCGAAGTGTTTACTGTGTGATAATCAGTGACAATATTACCAGAGAAGATTTCTACATTCTCTAAAACTGCAATGCCATTGTTAACTGGCACCCTAACATCATCCAATACACTGTATTGATATACGGTATTATCGAATAAGGCGGTGAATGCCTTGCCACGTCGTAACAACGCTGTTGCAGGGGCATTTGGAGAGGTGTAGCGAAGCGTTGCACTCACTACTGCTCTCGACGCTGTTGCCGATTTTGGGCGATATCCAAGTTGTTTGGCAAGTGCTACTACATTATCACGCAGAGTAGCAGAATCCAAAAACATTTCATTCACCACCATGTTGGTGTTGAATGCTGTATAGTAAGTATTATATGCTAATACATCAATAAGTTGTGCTAATGCACTACCTTCAAAGTCATAGTCAGTAAAATCCGTCTGCGACCTCATGTATTCCTTGAGGGCAGTCTTGATATTACCGAAGTCTAATTGGTTTAACTGAGAGTAAGGCATCGATTATCTCGTTCTTTCTAGAAGAAGTTCCGTTGTCAATGGACCCGAGTCAAGCTCTCTGCCTATAATTTCATACTCAATCTGAATTTCGTATGCATTACTGTCAAAGTTGGGGGTAGTTACCACATCAACTAGACGCACACGACGCTCATATCGGTCAACTAATGTAAAAATTTCATCACTAATGGTAGCAGCAGTTGCGAAGTCTAGAATGTCAAACAACAATTCAGGAATTCTGCTACCAATTAGTGGTTGGAAGGGTCTCTCTCCCCTCCTAGTCATGATTAAATTCTGCAGCGCAATCTTAATGGCAGTCTCATCTTTTGCCACCAGAACATCGTCAGTGTTAGGATGCTTACCAAAGGTAACCATCACATCTTTAAATGTCTGAAAGGTGGGCATAGAGACACCACTACGAGTCAAAAGTATTTATCACAGTTACTGACGGAGTTTCGCGCCTATGTCGGAGTCGCGCTCCTGGCGTTTTTTAGATGCCATTGCAAGATACTTGTCTGCCTTAGTGTCAGTAATTAGCACAGTAGTGCCGAAATCACTCTCCATCATCGAAGGGACGTTATCAGGGACGTGGTTAGTTGCCATTGTTTCTCTCCTTTTGTACTAATTCATAGTCATCACCGAGCACTTCCCGCAGAAAGTTATCACTCCAGTAGTCGTAATACTGGGTAGACCCCAGTTTTTCACGCATTTTCCGCAACTTATCTCTGTTTTGCATCAGAATTAAGTTGTAAAGCCCGTTATTCGTCTGAATTTCCCCGATATACGACGGTTTTTCCGCAGCATCCTCTAAAAATATCATATCAGAGTAGATAGTATTCAAAGATTCACACCAGTCTTCGACATCTTCGGGCTCCAATTCACGCTCAACCACAAAAATAACGACATCAAACCCTTCAATAGGCTCGATATCGTTAACAGGACACTCAATAATCTTAAAACTTGCTCCAGAGGCATAGGGACAGACTGCAAAACCTCCCAACTCGGGGCGTAACACCGCTAGTCTGCGAATCCAATCCCTAATATGCGCCTCGTCGTACATTACCGTCCTTGTCCTCTGTATCGCTTCTTTGCACCGTTGCGTGATGTTGCACTGATTTTCGTGTTTGATGACCGTCCTTGACGAGTCATTTTGGGTTTGCCAGCAATATAGCTGCTCTTAGTAAAACTTGGTGACTTTGCCATGATGCTTCCTCTGTATCAACTTAGTTATTATAGCACAGAATCAACCACCTGCAAAGACATTCGTAGACCCTCCTGTGACGCTTCCTAGGTCGGCAGAGTCTCCAATCCTTGCCATTGCCTTCCCATTGACCCTTACGGTCTGACTACCTATGTTTACCTTCTGATTAGGGTGTGGTATACACGCAGGAGGCGCAGAGGGATTAGTAATCGTATGTGTCGAAATATCTGCACCTTGAAATGTTGCACTTCTTCCATTCACAAAAACATTATTGCTGCCCACAATGATAGTTGCAGTAGTATCACAACCATGCCCAGTATTAATAGTGTCATTGACCCTCGCGCATCCTGGCATCAGTCCATAGCATCTTCAATGGTATTTAGACGGATGTGTAGTGCATCTAGCACTTTATCTAATTTCTTGTAATCTTCGCCAGGTGGTTTATACCGAATCGTAAAATCACTCGGGACTTTCTTCATCCGAGTCTCTATCCTCTCTATCCGAGTAGAGAGTGAGTCCATCTTCGATAGGATTTTCAACAAGCTCTCTTTCAACTCCACGTCCATAATCTTCTCCGCCAAAGCTACTCTTGTCTTCAAATACTACTTTACCATCTTCAATCCTTTCGATAACAATATTATCACCAGGGTCTTGTAATCCAGCATACCACTTATCTGCTGCGTCTAACATATAGTCAGCAACAGAGTCGATATCGTCAAACATTAAATCTTCAATAATCTTACCGTCTTTTCCAACGATATTAAATTTAAATTCAGACATCTGCTTTCTTCAATAAAATAGAATCATCATTATATTCCCATTGTAGCACATCACCAATGTCCCAGCCAAGACTATCTAAAATCTCGTCTGGGATTGGTAGGAAAAGCTCATCAGTGCCAGCATCGTATTGGACTTCACTGATTAATTTCATAGGGCATCCTCTACTGGTTGATTTGTTTCAAAATCAGGTTGAATGATTTCGCAGTCGGTTGCAGCTGCTTTCTTTGCTTCATTTGCTCTGGTCTTAGCAGTGAAAACCTTGGCGTCTAGTTTTCTAGTTGTGAAAGAGCCATCCTCAGTAAGGTAAACCTTACCAGGGACTAATGAGGAAGCGGACTCTGCTCTTAAGATGTAATCTGCCATTGTGGTTACTCGTATGAAATGAAATCTACTGGGGTATTATGAGACGGTAGTCTCATCGGAGTGTCGTCTGCAGCTCTGAGTCTAATCATATCTGCAGCCCTATTTAGTGCGGCGGCAACTTCTACTCGCCTTTCTCTCATTGCGAAACTTTTGCAAATTCTTTCACAATCTGCTCTTTCAAATTCAGCGGCGGCTTTAAGAAGCTCTGTAATACCTGCTTCTTCTGCCATCTCATACAGTTGTCTCTTATTCATACCGAATCACTCACAGTTACTTTATATAGCTCAGTAACTCTTTGAGCGTTATCCAAATATACGATACCTGCTCCCTCAGAGTAGTGCGGGTTTCTGGGAGAT